AAACAATACGCTCCGCAAGCTCCGGCGATACTTTGGTCTGATAGTGCCGAGCAACTTCGGCAAATGCACGCTCCCAGACCGGGAAAAGCACGCTGATCGCATGACACCCGTTAGTCCACGCTGGGGAGTTGTCGCACCAGTTCATTGCGGAATCCCAGGGTTGATCGCTCCATACAATGCCGCGGCCCAGTCTTGCCAGTCGTTGTACTGTGCTGGGTTTGGCACCGCCTCATTGGTAAAGACATCGATGGCCAGGAGCCCCTGTCCCCAGAGCTTCCAATCGGTGTCGGCCGTAGGAATTGACAGCTGCTGCGCAGCGTACTGCTCGACCATAAGCGAGGCCCACGACTCAAAAGTGTGATACCTCGGATCATAGACGAATGCGTTACTAGTAGCCACGCACGTCCCCGATGTCGGCACTTACAATAACGCGACCGGTCTGGTAGTTGCCCCCAGCCGTGTTAGACCTAAACTTCAACCGCAGCTCTCGCCGCTGCTCTTTCATATCGATCTTGTTGGTCGTGCCGTCAAACACATACGGGTCCGATGCATAGTCTTCCGATTGAGCGTAGGGCCGACCCGTGACGATCAGTTCCATCTCTTCGCTCATCAAAAAGTCCGGCTCTACCCGCTCAAGTCTTAACCAGCGATTTGCACCTTCCATCGCGGGTTGTGACGGCCCTCCAGAGACCCATCCCAGGTCATTGGTCTCAAAGTACGACTCAATTGCCGAGACGTTTTGCCCGTTTACCGCATCCACGCCGACCTCGTGTTGCCACAACTGAATCCGATCTGGAGGCGTCTGAAAGGTCAGAATTTCAGTAGACGTTGTTGTTGCCGCAGCGGATAGCTCAATCGCTTGAGCATAGATCTCATCGACTGGGATTGAGAACCCCGCGCCACCGCCACCCCCTAGATCTGCGTCATCGGCGCTCAACGCATCTCCGATCACATATCCGGCTCCGCGGTTCACAATCGTCACCACCGTGATTACACCGCCCGCTACCGTGATGTCTGCTGTTGCGTTAAACCCCAATCCGCCTGTCAACGGAACGTCGGTGTATGACCCGTCTGCATACCCCGACCCTGGGGTAATGGCTCCAAGGGTTTTGATGTTTGAGCTTGTAATTGTGACAATCGTTGTGTCATCAGGGATGCCGGTACCGGACACAACCATTCGATCCTCGAGCACCGTGTTGTACGTATCCAAGTACAACATCTCACTGCCGTTCACAAGATCAAACTCGCCCGAGAAGATCACCTCTTGCGGAATGACTTCCCAGCCGGCGCTAATGGGAAACGCAAACACCTGAGAAAAGTATCCTGCGGAGCGCCTCGCTCCCAGGGCTTCGCCAGCGTCGTACCATGTCTGCTCGCGAACGTTAAACACAATTGCGTCGGTACACTCCGTGGCGTTACCTCGGGGATAGAACCACCAGATCTCCCCGTACCGCGGAACCTTCGTCGCCCAGACCTTCTGCCTCTGACTGTAGTTCAGGTTGTCAAAGAAGTAGTTCTGGTTCATGTCGTTCGGGATCTCTTTGACCGTGCCGTTGTATAGCAAAAACCTATCAACGCCGATCCAGTAATAGATTCCGTCATACTCAATCGCACACTGTGACGACAAGATTGAGGTCTGACTCGAGATGATGTCGTACCGCCAAAATTGTGGCGGCGAACCGGCTCCGCCGATGTAGGACACGCGAATCAGGCTATCAACGCTCCAGAAGAGCCCAGAAGGCGCGTTTGAACCGCCCCTGACCGGTAACCCTTGGACGACCTTCCCTGTCGCTACATTGACCTCGTTTGCGTCCGCAGAGACCCAGTCTGTTGGATCACCAGCCGAGCAGTTCTTAATCAGCCCCGCATCCCCGTAGACGAACACATACGGATGCAGCGACACCACCCCGCCAGAGACCGAAACGTTGTTGTTAAATGTTGCGGTGATTGTCGCCGTTGCAGAGGCGTTTTGTGACATCGTCACGGTCGTGCCAACGTTGGATACAACAGTCGTGCCAGCCGGAATGCCCGCTCCGGTGATTGTCTGTCCTGGCCCGATCTTCGGGTTGGCCGCGCCTAGCGTCAACGTCGCAAGACCTGTCGTTGTTCCAACGCTTGCAGTAAACACACCAATCTGACTCATCGACGTGCCGCTAATGTCGCCAATCAGCACTGGCGTATTGATGGTCTCGTCGATAGCCGCAAGGTTTTGCCCTGGATGCGCCAACAAGTTATTGATGCCGCCTGTGACGCTGTAGAACCCGTCAAACTGCCACAGGTTGTTGGGCGATGCGGTGAAGTCGTTCAACGTAAAGTCTGAGAACCCCGCGCCAATCCCGTTGTCATCAATAGTCAACGACTGAAGGCCGTCAGAATAGCCAGAAAAAATAGTGATAAAACCGTTGATGCTGTTGACCCAAATGCCTCGCGACGGGCCAGTCAATTGATTTGAGATCACTCGATAGCCAAGCATCTTCCTTGGCCGACCACGCTGGAATCGCACCCAACGCCCGTCGTTGTAGAACATCTTGTCAAACAGCGTGCCGTCTCGCTGAATGCCAGCCTTCGTATCGAGTGCAAAAACCTTCTGCGTCATCAGAACGTCCCGCCACTGACACCCAGGCTGAAGGTGCCCGTACCTGTGATGACTACGCCGGCATTCGTTGCCCGCAGCCGCTGCGTGCCGTTTACGCTGATCCCAAACTGATTGGTCGATGGCCGGTAAATGCCCGTGTTCGTTTCCGCGCTAAAGTTCAACGCCGGAGATCCTGCGGTTCCATCTCCCAACGAGATGCTAGTTGTTCCGGCAAGGACCGTGGAAGCATTCAGCATGTTGACTGAATCACATACCAGAATGGCTTGCTGTCCCGCAGGAATGGTCGCCGTACCTGACCCCGCGATATTTGTCGTAAACGTGATGCTGTAACCTGCCCCCGTGCCATCCGTCTGATTGGAGATGTAATAGACCTGGATGGTAGGCGGAAGAATTACCGTGACGTTGCCGCTCAACGTGCCCGTGTACTTCTGAACGACGTTTGCGGCTTCTGCGCTGGACAACGTGTAGTTTCCAGACACCACCGCCTTGGTGAGCTGCGTAAAGTTGAATTGCGAGGTTTTGCCAAGGCCAACCGTGAAGTACGTTGCACCAGAGCAGACGATGAACGCTGAGTCCGCGGGCTGCAACGAAATACTCGAGGACCCGTTGATCAACCCAGATGCCGGAGATACCGTAAGCGTCCCCGTACCGCCGTTGCGCAACATCATGAACCAGTCGTTGCCGATCGTTGTCGGAGCCGTCAGCGTCAAGGTTCCTGCACCGCCGGTCCACAGATACGATGACGCACGATCTGATGCCAACGCGGTGTAATTTGAGGAAAACGTTGTCACCGAATACGCTTGATTGAGCGTGGAAGCAATGGCTTTGAGACCATAGCCTGCCAACGTTGCCGCATCAGCGTTGCTCGTTCCAACTCCGAATGCGATGTTGCCCCAGGTGCCTGCGGTCGTCGCGTTCGTCGTAATGTAGATGTACTTGGCTTGGCCGGCGGTCACACTAATGATCGTGTTGCCGTCGTAGTCCGTCACCGTGAAGGTCGTGCCGCCAACGTTGCGAATCAGCGCATCTTGTCCGACCGACGCCTGATTGGCTGGCGGCATCTTTAGCTTCAAGCCGCCAGCGGTCGCCGTGACGTTCATGATCCTGGCAGCAGGATTGTCCGTCGGGCTTCCGTTGATCGGCCACTCAAGTTGCGAGTCAGCCGACAGCGTAATCGCTCGGAACGATACGTCCGTTGGTTGTATGACGTTGCCAGTGAAGGGTGAATTGAAGCTCATGAATCCCTCGCCATGGTTTGCCTATCCCCGATCCGCGCAACGTCCTCGGTCTTCAGTACGTCCATGATCTGTTGGTACTGGCTCTGCCACATCCCCATCCGCTCATCGTTTTTGAGGAATGGCATCGCCTGCAACAATGACCCGTACAACATCGCTTGCGGAGCGTACTCGGTAAACCAGTTGGTCTGATTGGTCGAATCCAGCGGCTGCACGCGCTCGTAATACAGCACCTCATACGAATACGCCGCCGCCGGCGTCGGTGCAACCAGCCAATGCGTGTAGTCGTAGTCACAGTAATACTTAGGCACGTCTTCGTCTGTCACCTCCGGCCAATACTCCCGCAGGTACTCGTACTTGCGAAGCAACACCGGAAACTTCTGCCCGTTCACCGTGACGTTCATTGACACGGTTTTGCGCCACCGCGCCGGCTTGTCAATCACCGGCTGGCCTTGGATCATCGTGCTTTCTGCAACCGTCAGGTTGCCCAGGAACTTGAGCTCGGCAGCAATCACTTGCTCCGCGAGCATGATGAACTGCGGAATCTTCTCGATGGTGGCTTGGTCGGTACGCTCGAGATAGGTTTGTATGTCGTTGACCAACGAGTCATACGTCATTACGGCAGCGACTGTCATCACCACACCTTTTTCTTGATTGACTCAGGCTGCGGGACGTACTGCTTACCTTGCCGCGTCCCCTCACGCTTGGCGCGTGTCGTAGCGGCGTACTCCGAAGCGGTTAGCTTCTCTCGAGCCTGCCGGGGGAGGTAGCGCTCACCCGTAGCTTTTGGACCCTGCGTAGACGGCTTTCCAGACCGGGTGCCCCAGTCCTCCTTCGTCCACTTTGTGAGCGAATTATCGGCTTTTTTAGGCCCTTTGTAACCCCCGCCAGAGGCTTTGTATTTCTGGGTGGCTAACTGCGCCTTCCTGGCGCTCCATTGGCCCGGCTTGCCGCCTTTGCTGCTCGCTTTAACAGATGAAACAATCCGTTTCCATTTGCCAGGATCAGACTTGACCGCGGAACTCATCTTTTCTGCTCTTTAAGTTCAGCCGCCAAAACTTCCGTCTTCTCCTTGCTGCTTGCGCTCGACCCGAGGAAAAAGTTCAGGATGGTGGCAACGACAGTGCCCAGAAGGAACCCAAGAATCGTATCCGCAAACCTCACGTTCGTTTCCGGGATGTTGGTGAACGTGATCAGAAAGATGTACATCACGGCAGTGATCGACCAGAACGTCGCCAAGTACAGGACGTACCGCTTGGCGAACTTATCGTCCTGCTGCAACGCAGCAACCTGCATCGCCCGAGCGTCAGCCGTGTTTTTGTTGGCTTGCTCAATCTTGAACTCTTCGTGCTTCTGAGCAGCTTCCCGCAGAGCCTTCACTTCCTCTGCGCTCATGTCAGGCTTTAGCTCGATGCCGGTCTTCTCTTGGACGTAATCCAACCCCTTGTCTACAACCGCTTGCGCGACCTTGGGTAGGTTGTTTGAGATCAGACCGGAGACGATACTGGCGATGAGGGGAGCCATTACTTTTCCAAATTAAAGGTCAAGTTCTTGTGGCGGGGATAGGTTACGACTCGTTCGCCCTCTGGACACTTGTACTTTAGGGTTGCAAGCAGCGTTGATTTGCCCGGAGCTGGCGTGTCTTTGAGCGTAAGCGTGTAAGTGAAGGTGTCCACCTCTGGCCCAGCAGGGCCAGAAAACTTGGGGTTAGACGACACCGCCTCATGCACCACACCCTTGCCATCCCTGATCGCCGGTACAAAGGACTCTACCGAACAATCGTCACGCTTCTTGATTCGAGCCACTGTAACTACCACCGGCTCGCCAATCTTACTGTCTGCGACTTTAAAGTGTTCTGGTGCCCACTCAATAATCGCGGTATCCAGCCAACCAAACTTGTCGAAGAGCGTGTAACCACCTCCCAGCGCAGCAATGCTGGCAGCTACTGCTCCGATTGCCTTGTGGAAGTCCAACATTTACATCTCCAATAGCGTCGCCACCCGACGCGCCCAACCCTTGGAGAACGACGGCCAGCCAAACATGTCCGTCATTGCACGAAGCCGTCTAGCCAACATCTTCCGAAGCAGACCATCAGGATTGACTTCATGGAGCGCAGCCAAGGTCTTCGGGCCGAGGACACCATCAGGATTTGCTCCAACAGACTGCTGCAACCAGCGCACCGCAGTCCCAACACCACTATTCACCGCGGCATCAAAGACCGCATACCGTATCAATGCAGGCAGTTCGTCTGCACGCACCGCGTCCCAGTATGACTTTTTATAGATTGACTTTGCTACATCAGTCGGCATGTCTTTCATCGGGCCGTCGTAGCAATGCTCTCGTGCTACCGCAATCGTGATGCCCCACATCGTCTCGCCACCCGGATCATTTGGATGGTTTGAGTACGACCCCTCGTGGCCCAAAAGCGTATGAAAGGCAGTGTCAAAGTTCATTTGTCGGCCTTGTTGTCAAGCTTGTTGAAGATCTGCTTGCAGATGTCCTTCAGCTCGTCAATGTCGCGGTGATACTCGCTTTTCGTCACATAGGTATGCGGCATGTCGCGCACGTCCGCATCCAGGCGCTCGATTGCCTTTGTGATGTTGTTCAGCACCCAGCCGCCAAAAAACGCCGCGATGCCAACAATGACGTTAAACACGACCTGCACATCCATGCCTATGCTCCAGGGTCTTGTGCCGGGGGTTTAAGTTGTTCGAGCGACTGCGTGCGGATCTTGTTGAACAGATCCAGCACATCGCCGAGAGGTAGCTTACTGATACCTAGCAAGGCCAGATCAA